TCGTCTGGATATGCAGAATGTCTTTGCCATTTTCTTGTTTACGGAAACAAATCCACAGCCGTTTCCTTGTTTGAGCCTTTTGCGGGAATATGTCTACTTACTTTCACTTACAAGAACCATGTCAGGATGAATTACAAACTCATTGGCATTGGCTCTAATTATTTCATTATACTTCTTTACCGCAGCATCCGTAATATGTGTAATAAAGTATTTATCGGCATCTTCAGTACACTTTCCCTGTGCCATAAGTATGCGTGGTGTGATAGGCATTAACCCCTCTTTCAATCCGTCATCCCTAATAAAGGTAAAAGACGGATTGTTGGATGTGTCGAAATATGTTGGTCCATCTGCAACCAAAAAATGAAAATTCGTATGTTTCAAACTTGCTATCGAATGTGTATAAATTACACCATCGTCGTTGAGATACTTTCTATAGTACTTTAAAAGCAAATTGTGTTTCATTTCATCCGATGCAGTTTTTAAACAAGGTAAAAACCGTTCTTCTTCTGGTATCTCTATCTCATCAAGCAATGCATCTGCAAAAGGACGAAAAGCTTTTTGAAACTCATCATTAGACTGAATACTTCTCCAATCCAGTGCTATAAAGAATTTCATCAAATATTCCCTATGAATAGCTGTCATACTTTCTGACTTCGAAGTTAGTATTATCGACTCCAGATCAGTTACAACTAGGCCCCATTTATTCTCATATTTGGCAGACCAATTTGATTCGATATCTTTAACCTTTATTTTCTCAATTTCACTTTTGAGTGCTTTTTTACTTACAAGTGAACCATCTTTTCGCTTAATTATCCAGGTGTCAAAATCATAATATTTTTGATTCATTTCCAATGTGTCTGTAACAATATGTCCTTCTATCTCTACAGTATAATCCGCCAATGGAGCAAATATTTTATCAGCATCATCTTTTGTACAGATTACCATACCAGCTTTTATTGAATGGTAGTCTGTTATACCTGCGATATTTTCTTTATTTCTTTGTTTGAGAACTCCTGGATTATTCAGAAATTCAATTTGTAATGTCCCCGCCTCATTTGCCCAAGCAGACATATATGTTTGTGGTATTAAATGATGATACTTTGCTTGCGTTTCTTCCATTATCCAACCTCCGTTGTAAATCAATTCCTATAGATTTCAAACCATCCATTAGTCTGGTAACTCAAAATCCTCGTCCGTACACTTACGGATGATTCTCTTTGTTTTCTCGATAGGCAGTGGCACATTTTCTTCACTGAAGTATTCGATGTTCACTACCTCTACAACAGCCTCATGATTATCCTTTCCAGCCGGAACAAGCACAAAATCACCGACTTCGATGCTGTCATCGTCCGTCAGATAATAATAACTCTTGTATCCCTCATCAAAGGTAACGCTGCAGAAAATGTATTCCGATTTGCGGCGTTTTGCCTTGCCGTAAACCGATGGATCGAGAACCTCCCCCAATCCATAAAATCTTATAAACTCAAATACCGTCTCTGCAAAATCCGCAAAATCCTCCGGCAGACCATTTTTATCATAGTTGCCTTCGATAACACGCTGTGGACTCTTTTTGTAATCGATGGTAATTTTATAATCCTTGGTTTCGTTTGGAGTATCTATCACATCGTCGGGATTCCCTTCAGTGTGTGAAAACAAATCCTCTGCATCGAAATTTTCAAGCAGACTTTCAATTCCTCCTTCAATTTCATACTTACGGGAAACCTTACAGCCAGGCCCTATATTTTGGATGTGTTCAAGGATTTCTGTTTCTCTGTCAATGATTAGATGCTCTGTGTAATCCCATGTAACAAAGTCCCAGGTTGCACCTTCCGGCACTTCCTTCGGTTTTATTTTTGTGACTCTGTGATAGTCCAATGCGATTCTGTTTATCACATCTGGTTTGCAATTTCCATCAAAGACATACAAATCATCCATACCAACAGTATCACGTACAAGGTCAGATAAGTCGATGCCCTCATAGTCAAAATCAGCACAAAGCGAACCACGGAATTTATACACTGTGCCCTCGGTATTTGTTAGTTCCATCTCCCAATTGCCAATATCTGTAGCAAAAATTTCATCGTATTCGTTGCCAAAATAAGCTGCAATTGCACAGAGTAATCTGTCAGTAGCAGCTTTTTCAATTTTAAAAATCTTACTTCGTGCTTTTTCGTATCTTTCTCCACTGTGACCAAAGTTATATCCAGAAAACCAAACGCGACCTTCATCATTGATGGTAAGGTGTTGTTCCACTTCGTCATCAGGATCCGGCATGGGACCATAACAGATATTATTTGATACAATACGAATCTTTTTAAGTGTACCTTGGAAAATAAATGGATTCTCCCCGGAAAGCAGTGCCAATCGGCTTAATGCCAGAATAAACCACGCTCGGTTTTGGGGTTCCAATATTTCTGCTGCGTCATATGCCCAATGGTTGAAATATCTCCATTGAGAATAAATTGCAGACCCAAGCAGGGGGATGTCTGTGACATCATAAATGATTCTATTCAGAGCCTCATGGTTGTTTGCTGCCTGTCCATATTTCTCAGAAAAAACGTGGCCACAGTCCATCTCAAAACCAAGAGCAGCACAATCATCAGCCATATAGTGATCAACCAAATCTATGTAATTAATGTTCTGATCACGAAATTTATCGCACCATTTGACAGCAAAATCATGTATCTGTTTCATGTCTGGCACTGTGGTACACCTCCAATCATTCAATTTCTCTTTTCTAAGTCAATCTTTTTTGATGCCAAGTCTACCGAGATAACCTCATATCCCGCTGCAACAATTGTGTTTGCCATAGTATGTGTTTTCGATGGTTTCCAGTAAACAGGGTAAGTATATGCTGATCTGCACAGTTCGGTTCCGATAATATTTTCGACTTCTGCAAAGGTCAAGGAAATCTTGCTTTTACCACATGACTCCAAATACTTTTTTATTTCTGAAAACTTCTCACCGGATGGTTCTTCATTATCTAACTCATCAGCAGATACAAGTGTGTCTACCAATGAATCAAATTTTTCTATCATCCAATTAAATAATTCTTCTTGTTTTCCAGGATTGAAAACATCGGCCTCATGCTTATACACAATACGCTTTGCGGTGCTTTTTTCTCGGCTGGAATACCAATCAAACTTATTACCGAATACTTTCTCAATCACGCTCTTTTTGCTTTCCAATCTTTTAAAGGTCTCGCCATCAAAAGCGTAAATAACAAGAGAGACATATTTACTGCGAGTAATGGTAAACTGTAGCAGGAAATCATTGGCACCGACAGGAATATCATACCAATTCTGAACAAGTGGCTTTCTTCCTACAATATCCTCTCTATCACGGTCATTGCAATGCTTTACAAAATTAACCCAGAAAGCTTTCTGTTGCTCGTCAAGACTACTATACTCATGAGTATCCGTATCCTCTTTTGATTGTATCGACTTTTCTTCAGGTACTGGTAATTCTTCTGGAACAGTTCTACCATCAACTGCAAAATTCACATATACCAGCTTGTCCAATTGCTCACTATTAAAACTGAACTCCCAACGATTCTCCATAAACTCAAGAAGTTTCTTGCTACGTGTATAAATGTTTTCAGCAGTCCAGTCATTATACTTTACCACTTCAATTTCAGAGTGACAGCCATTTTCATACCCGCGTCTTCCGGCTTTTGTAGTTTTTTTGTCATAGAAACTGTCATTCTGCAAGCTGGAATTTACACTCTGTGACAGCGGTATCAGGTTACCTAAAGCACCCGCCAGCATCTCCACCTCTTCATCAGTAAACTGTCGATACTGATTTTGCCAATAATACTTTGACGGAGTCTGGGGAAGAATATGTTCAATGGAAACTTTATCCTTTTCTGTTTTAGTAAACATTTCCCAACTGCCTATACGGTCAATATTATTTTTCTGTGCAAGACTCGTTTCATATTCATATAAGAAATAACGAATAGAGTTCCAATAATAAAAACCTCCGCCATTGGAGAAATGCTTTTCAATTTTTGTTACAAAGTTCGGAATTGCATATTCAATATTAGCATCTGTGGTTTCAACAATATCTGCCACCAGATCTTCCAGTGTCATTTCGTTCAAGTACAAACTTCTTGATGCACGATAATATTCGCTGCTACAGAACGAAGCATTAAAATTTCCAAGCCTGAAACAGATAAATATAAAACGCTCGATTGCCTTAAAGGACTCAATTCGTTCTTCTGGACTAAAATCACGTCTGCTGATGATTACAGTTACTAACGACCGGAAATGTCCAATACCGATACGATTCAACTTATCTACCCATATCTGCTCCTCTTTCGTTAGATTTTCACTCTGAGCAGGGAAGAAAGTATCGTACCAGTATTTAGCCATATTCTTAAGGCTATTTACATAGTCTGCGATTTCAGTAGGTGCTAATTTTGAAACTTCTATGGTTTCCGTTTCTGTATCACCTACATCATCTTCCTCTTCGTAATCTGTGTCCATAACATATCCATCTGGCAATTCACTCATAAGAACAGTTTTCTTTTCAAATATGTTTTTAGCAGAAAACTTATTCAGCAGGAAACGAATATAGTCATCTCCCTTCCTTCTGGAATAAGCAAAATATATTGTCCAATGTGCTCTTAAAAAATCGTCATCAGAAAGAGGAACATTTTCATTTCTGCCAAGTTGAAAATATACTTCCTTCCACGCATCATTGATCTGTTTTCTCAGGTGAGACTTCTCCATCTCATCGAATTTTTCGTCTGAATACAGTGTAGTAAGATATATAAGCCTGTTTTTCAGCAGCTCCAGATTCGTCAGTTTCTTGCCACGATTATTCATGGTTTCAAAAGCCACAAAAACATCATAATCATCGTCTATCTCATGTATATTGAACATCAATTTCAATGTGAGCTTCACATAGAGATTATTGATTCCTTCAATCCCCTCGTTTTCATAGAGAGCCGTTAAGTTCTCCCTAAAGAAACTCTTTGCAAATTTGAGATTTTTTGTGTAGTAGGTTTCATTGACCGTACCGGAATACGGCTCACCAAAAATCTTATACCTTAAGTAATCCGCACTCGGATTGTCCACCTCATAACCAAACAAATATGTTGTAATCTGGTTCATTGGTGGTCTGCTTTGATAGATATATTTAGCCACTACATCTTTCAGGGTGTCATATCCAAGTACGATTTCATCGTCTTTCTTTCCTTTGTTTTCATCCAGTTCCCTCACAAAACAAATTATTTCATTCAGCAGAATCACGAAAGTAGTCAAACGTTGCTGACCATCTACAATGTGACAAGCCTTAAATCCTTTATCTACCATCCAGAGGTCAGAACCCCAATCCTTTGTCTCTTTTCGTCCAAGTGATTTTAAAGACAAAAGTCCTGTATAATGATATCTATCCTGTTGTAAGTTAATCAGGTCATCCCAAAAATCTGCAAGTTGGGGCTGCTGCCAAGCATAGCCTCTCTGATAGTCCGGAATTCTAAAAAGTCTGTTTTGAAAAAGTAAAGAAAGCGGTTGTAATTCATTTGCCATTATTCCGCACCCCTTTTCACATATGTCAGTTCAATATCGTATCCCAAAGCCTCAAGCATCTGCACAAAGGTCTTATTCACAACACCATCCTGCTTTTTGATGATGCGGTTGACATACTGACCTGTCGTTCCGATGGTTTCCGCAAGCTGTGCCTGGGTGGTTCCATTCTCTATACATTTGACTTTTACATCTACTTCAATATTGTTCTTAATCATATATTTTCCGCTCCTGCTTGTAGCTCTTGTTAGTTCTAACACAAATCAGATAATTTATTATACTATAGAACCCAACAAATTACAATATTCGCAGATGAATCAACAATGAATTTTTTGTAACAAAAAACACCCCGCCGAAGCGAGGTGCCAATAATCTGAACTGTATTTACCTGTGTATATCCACGCTTGTCCCGGATTTGAATTCCACGGTAACTTTCTCATCATAGACCGTGATTTTCTCAATCAGCCTGCGAACCAACTGCTCATCGTATTCAGTGATGTCCTGTGTCTGCTCTGCGAGGAACTGCTGCATTTCACTGATTCTCTGTTTCATGCCTTCACGCTCTGCCCCCTCCACCTGG